CCTGGTTTAAATGTATCTGCAAAACTAATTAAATCATTTAAAAAATCACAAAAATCTTGATTATCTGTAACTGCAAATCTATCAATTGAATACTTAATAAATCTATTATATACTCTATCTCCTAAAAAAGCATGAAACTGATCAGTGACTACCGTAGCTTGTTTTAAAAAGTTTTGATAAGATTTCATAGAAAGTCTAAATTGTAAAACAATAAAAACTCTATCTTTTTTATTGTTTTTTCTTTGTCTCGCCCTGATTTCTAAATTTTTTGCGCTAAGACGTCCGTTTGTAGCTAGTTTTAGAGAATTTGCTGCATCGCCTAAAACATATACCTGTGGCTTGCCTGTTCCTTTTTGTGTATCAACAAAGTTAATAAAGAAAAAGTTTTCAAATTTTTCATTTATCACGGCTACCATTTCTTTTTCAAGCTCAGGAGCGTCTCTTACAAATTGTTGTAATTTTTTTGATGAAATTTGGTCTATACGCTGACCTTCATAAGTCGCCTCTCCGTCTTCTTTAGTTCCGGCTGTTAATCCAAATTGCTGTTCAAAAGATTGAAGAGTGTCCCCTCCTAATGTTTTTTGGGTAATAGTAGTTGTTCTATCACCTCTTCCTGAAGTTCTTGATTTAATTTCCGCAGTAATCTCAGCCCCTCGACCAGTATTTCTTCTAAGAGTGCGGGCTGCCTCTTCCCCTAAGGCAAGTCCAGCAACTTTCAAACTCATTTGAACATCGGGTCTAGCAGCCGGATTAGACCATTTACGAGTATTAGTCGCTGGTTTAAATTGCTTTTGTTTTGAAATAAAATCTGAGTAAAATAATTGTATTTGACTTCTATAAGATTTTTTCTTTTTTCCAGACGGTCTTAAGACCTTTTTACAAGCAGCCATATGCTGTTTTAATGTTTTATTATTAAAACTTATTTTAACATCAACAAAGGGTTTTCTAGCCATTAGTAAACAATCCTGTACAACTCAAGAACACGGCGAATGTGGGGAGGAAAATCTGCTGAAAGTTTATACTTATCAGCACGCTCACCCTCAAAAGAAAATCCAGCACGATCTTGATCTTGTTTGTGTAATATTTTAATATAGTCTAATGTAGCCATTTTTAAATCAAAAGGCACATCTCCGTCTTCATAGCCTGCACGATATTTAATCTTAAGAGCGTTTGCGTATGGATTAAATTTAGGTGGACCACCAAGCGTTAATGCAGGATATGAATTTTTAACTGTAGGATAATTGCCTGTGATTCCGACATGTCCTACGTTACGAGTAATTTTACCGCTATCACGAGCAAAAGTAAATTCATTTGTTGTAGTGCTTGAATCAGAAAAATCAACATCATTGTTTGAGCCGTCGCAATGAATTAACAACACTGTGTCATCATCAGTTGAGTGTTGATGTTCTGGTGCAGTAAAATTGCCATCATACTGTGCAGAACGAGAAATACGAATCTCATCCATTTGACCTACAAATACGTTTGCGTTTGAGGGGTTCCTTCCAATTTCAACGTTACTTGTAAAATCAGGGATATCCACAGTTTTAGCAACAGTAACAGTTGAGCCAATTTGTGTACCATCTCGATAAAGTTTTAAATCTGTCCCTTTCCGAACAACCGCAAAATGATGAAAAGTGTTTGCAGTATAACCGCTTGTGGCTCCGTGTGCTACGTTTACTGTTTCGACGCTGTTTTCGACTAACCTAAACTGTAGCCCAACTCCAGAAGCAGAATTAAATTTAAACTCATAAAAATCGTTTGAGTCAGTATAGTTAGTTAAAAATGTTTGTGTTGATGAAAGAGAGCTCATCCTTGCTTGAAGATCAATAGTAAAATCTTCAGTATCAAAATAAAAGTCGCCTTGATCTTTAACTGCAAGATAATTAGAACCATCAAAATTAGCAGAGGTCGTTCCAAACTTTTTAATTCTTTTAAGTTTACTAACACTACCAATGTTAGTAATTGTGTGATTGTCCCTATCTTCGCCTGTTTGTACATCCAATCCTGTAGAGGTAGGGTTAGACAGATTTACATAATCTGTGCCATTATATTCTGCAACACTATAAACATTATTAAGAGGTAGTCTATTAACATAGACAGCCGTCGCTCCACCATCAAATACCTCAAAATAGTCGTTAGCAAGAACTTGTTGACCAATATAGTGTTCTACAACAGCAGTAGCATAACTAATAGCATTTGTTAGTGTGCCATTATGAGTATCACTAGAAATGTTAAGATAGTCCTTAACATCAGCTAGTGTAACATAAGGAAATTTACCGAGATTTTCTTCAAACTTCTCCATCTAATTTCTCCTTAAAGTATAAAGGGGAGGCAGTTTCCCACCTCCCCCTTGTAACTCAAGTTGTAACCAATTATTAACCGGTTTTAACTTGGACAGCGTAGGAATACTTCGTTGAGTCAAGAGCCGCATTAGAGTTAGTGGTGAGCGCCTTGAAGTCAAAGCGAGTGGAAAGATACATCGCCGTAACTTGCTGACGAGGTTCGTATTCACTCTCAATTTCCATACCACGACGTTCGGCAATCATGAAGCCAGGCTTGTAAACCAAGGCACCAATCTGACGACCGGAACCGCCAACGACATCCAAGAACTCAGTGATCTGAATCGGAATACCGTAGACCGCACCGACAGAACCCGTAAGATACGTGGCGTTCGGTCCGAACTTGTCGACCGTGCGGAAATCAGACGTAGTAACCAAGTTATTATAACCTTCAATCGTGGTCAAATAAACGAGCTGGTCACCGAGCTGAAGACCATACTTACCAAGAGAGCCGCGAGCAGAGGCGATGTCCGTAGGATCAACCTTATCGCTTGCAGAACCCGTAGTTGCCGTAAGAGAAGCGTCATTAGCCAACGTGGTAATGCCCTTCAAGACAGCTGCGTAACCGGTGCCTGCCGTAATGGCGTTAGTCGGAGCAGCCGTGAAACCGGTAAGGTTACCCCTACCACGAAGAATCGTCTTATCAATGGCGCGAGCCAAACGACGAGTTGCGGCAGCACGAAGGAAGTCAAGAAGCGGAAGAACCGTATCTTCTTCTTCGTCTTTCGCAAGATGCGTAGTGGCCATAAACTTATGAGGCGTAAAGGTCACTGCGCTGATGGTGTTCTGATTCGACGTCGGAACGTTCGTCGTGTCACCAACGCCCGTGGCGAAGGTGCCAGAAGCGAACTGTGCGACATCTCCATCAGTATCTTCATCTGCAACCGGGACACGGAAGTTTTTCGCATCAACTGCGATGCGGTTAAACATCGGAGCAATAACGAGCTGCTGTTCCATCTCCGTATAAATGTTGCTAGAGAAGTTAGAAAGGAACTGATCGACAGACGTAATAGCTTTCATACGAGAGCCAAGTTGTGTGTCGAACGGGTCTGCTTTATTCATGCACTTCGCAAGAAGGAAAGCATTTGCCATTTCTTTCTCAGAGAACTGCTGCGAACTGCGCTGATTCTCTTGGAAAACCATTTTGGTTTCGGTGAGGGACTTAACCTCATCCTTGTACTTAGAAATCTGAGCTTTAAGTTCCGCAAGCTCTTCGATTTCTCTCTTATAAGAAGCACCAGTTTCCTGGGCTTTTTCTGCAGCGTCCGACTCCTTCATAACAGCTTCGCCGGTCTTTTCAACCAACTTGGCTACTTCTGGTTCAGACACTTGTGCGACTGGTGCAGCTTTTTCTTCAATAACCTGCTCAGTCGTTTCTTCGATCTTCTCCGCACCTGCGTTAGAAAGATCAATGGTATCTACGACCTGTTCTGCCATAGTATCGTTCTCCTTTTTAAAGTATCCGTGAAGCTTAAGAGCCAGACTAATATTTGAATCTTCCTGTGCCTCACTAGTATTAAGCTCTAACAGAGCCTTGATTTTTTGAGTATAAACATGAGCAAATTTTTGCTCGATATCATTCCATTCTGACGATGGTGTTAGTTTTATGTTAATTAAAGTATTAAGTTTTTCTTGCTCTTGAGGATTTAAATTTGTTGAATCTTTAAACTTATAAAGATCAGCCTCTGAAGCATTACAATACTTATTAAAGTCTTCTTGTAGTGTTTCGGAAATTTCGCCAAAATCTTCAACTATAATATCAAATTTTGAACCGATGTCCCATGTATTAACAACAAAAATATTATCTGCGTCAACATCAACACTATTATCACAATCTTTACCTTGTAAGTCAACCTCTAAAAATTTAAAAGTTGGACTTTGGGCAGTTGCAATTTTTGTGACCTTGTACCTTACGTTATCGTATTTTACAAAGTTTCCATTAGATATTTGAGAAGCTTCCGTGGATAGAAGATTTAAAAATGGAATTGGTGTATTGGGGTCAAGATCAAAATCTTCCTCATCCTCCTCTTCCTTTCCTTCTATCTCTAACGATTCCTCTTCGTTTTTAATTTCAATCTCCAAGTCTTCACTAGAAGCTTCCGCAACAGGTAAAACTTGTCCTTGCCCTTCAGCATGAACTTTAGGAGCAGAATCTCCATTAGCAGATTCTTGTTCCGAGGGAGATAATGGACGCGTGCTTACATCAGCATCACTATCTGGGCCAACTGAATCATGAACAGCTACACCAACCATACTAATTTCATGAGTATGACCGTC